GTTATTTTTACAGGATACGAAGTAGAAGAAAATGAGCCAAATGTGCATGGTGGTGCAATGTGGGCAAGAATGCCTCTAACAGCGTTAGTTGGCGACGGAGCATTTGATAAGTTTCCCGAGCCGATGGAGGTGTTTTCAGCTCAACCTTGGGACTGTATGTCACACACTCACGCCGTATATTCTTTACGACGTGCTCAACCCTGTCCTTGGCTTGCAAAAATTGGAGGAGAAATGTATCCTGCAAAATACTACTTTACTGTAGATTATACAGATAGTGAAGTAGCAGACGACCCTGCTCAGCACAAACAAAGCCATGTGTTAGAGCTATTAGATGCTGGATCTTATACTGGCAATATCGTGGCTTTGCCCAACAACAGGGTACGTGTTACACACCCTGCATGGTTTGAAACGGGAGAAGGAGCTCCTGATTTTAAACCATCTCAACATATACACTATTCAAAGTCTGATTTAGATTATACTATGGACGTCAATCAGATTTTTGACAATCTTTATGCTGAAAAGGAGCAAAGCAATGGTAAAAAAGAAAAACGGAAACGGTAAACGTACCATGAAATCTAAGGGTGGTATGAATAATAAGCGTATGATGAAATCTAAGGGCGGTATGAATAACAAACGCATGATGAAGTCCAAAGGTGGAATGAACAACAAGCGTGTTATGAAATCTAAGGGTGGAATGAATAACAAACGCATGATGAAATCTAAGGGCGGTATGGCTTCTACAAACAAAATGATTAAAGGACCTTACAGCTAATGGCAACATCTGGGTCAACAGACTTTGAATTAGACGTTGCTGATTATATTGAAGAAGCATTTGAGAGGTGTGGTCAAGAGGTGCGTACAGGATACGACCTTAAAACAGCAAAGCGTTCCCTCAATCTTTTGTTTGCTGACTGGGCAAATAGGGGTTTGAACCGTTGGACAATAGTGCAAACGACCACCACTCTCTCAGCAGGCACACTTGAATACACTCTAGACGCAGATACTATAGATATATTAAGTGCTGTAATACGCACAGGAACAGGTATTAACCAAAGCGATACACAAATATCACGTATTAGTAGGGACGTGTATTTAAATATACCTAACAAAAATACGCAAGGTAGACCTAACCAGTGGTATGTAGATAGACAGATCACACCAAAAATAAGATTGTATCCGACACCTGATACTACCTATACTTTGGTATTTGATAGACTGACTCGCATAGAAGATGCCGATTCTTTTGTAAACACGGCTGATGTGCCTTTTAGGTTTTACCCTTGTTTATCGGCAGGTTTGGCGTACTACATAGCCTTGAAGCGAGCACCAGATAGAGTGCCTTTACTGAAACAACTTTACGAAGAAGAGTTTAATAGAGCCGCCTTTGAAGATGTAGATAGGGCAAATTTAAGCTTGACCCCTCGTAGAGACTTTTATGGGTTTAATTGATGAGTTACGCTATAGGCATACGTTCTTTTGGGCAGTGTGACCGATGTGGCTTCCGTGTTAAATACCTCAATCTGCGTAAAGAATGGAACGGTTTGAAAGTGTGTCCTGAGTGTTATGAAACGAAACACCCACAATTAGAACCCCACCAAACAGGGGCAGATCCTGAGGCGTTATTTGAAGCACGTCCAGACACAGTAGTCGAGACAACTGATTTTGTAGTATACACAAATATAAAAGATGGTATCATTGGCACATCTTTAACGGCATTTGAGGTTACAGCAAGTGTGGGAACAGTTACGGTGACAGTATGAGTTTTACTTTCGCAACTTTAAAAACAGCAATACAAGATTATTCAGAAAATACAGAAACTACTTTTGTGTCTCATCTTAGCGATTTTATAAAAGGGGCGGAAGAGCGGATATTTAAAGCAGTACAATTAAGTTTTTTTAGGAAAAACGCCAACGCACAATTTACTTCTTCACAATTTTTAGCCTGTCCTACAGATTTTTTAGCTCCATTATCTTTAAGTTTTACAAATGCAAGTAGTGAGAAAGTATTCTTAGATTTTAAAGATGTCAATTTTGTACAAACTTTTAATCCAAATCCCGCAACCACTGGTTCTCCAAGATATTATGCCTTATTTGATGTAGATAATTTTATAGTAGCACCAACACCGAGTAGCACTTTTTCTGTTGAATTACATTACTACTACAGACCGACTAGTTTGACTGCAGGAGCTGAGGGTGGTACAACTTGGTTGAGCGAAAATGCACCTAATGCGATGCTTTATGGAAGTTTGATTGAAGCATATACTTTTATGAAAGGTGAAGCTGATCTTCTACAAAATTATCAGCAAAGATTTATAGAGGCAATACAAACACTTAAAGTGTACGGTGAAGCAAAAGAAGTTACCGATTATTATCGCACTGGACAATTAATAAGGAATAAAGCGTAATGTTGATGGAAATACCAAAAACGCCCATAGTTTCCGTAAAAACCACACAAAATAAGGGTTTCAGTTCTGAGGAAATTGCAGAGCGATGTGTGAATAAAATTATTGCAGTAAGTGAAAATGCTCCTGTAGAAATTCAAGAACAAGCCCTAGCATACAAAAAACAACTGTTTCACGTTATTTGTTTTTATCTAAAAGAAGCTATAAATTCTGATAGAACTACTGTATATAATACTATCAAACAAGCAGGTCATGAAAAACTTGCTGAGCACATAAGGAGTATGTAATGGCAATAACACAAGCAATGTGTACCTCTTTCAAAAAAGAATTATTGGAAGCTGTACATAACTTTAAAAACAGTGGAGGGAGTACATTTAACTTGGCTTTGTATACTTCGAGTGCATCATTAGATGCCTCTACCACTGCTTATACGACAAGTAATGAAGTATCTGGAACAAACTATACAGCAAAAGGCACGTCATTAACCCGAGTAGATCCGACAACTTCAAGCACTACAGCCTTTACAGACTTTGCCGATGCAACATTTAGTAATGTAACTGTAACCGCGAGAGGAGCACTGATATTTAATGATAGTGCATCTGGTGATCCAGCGGTTTGTGTATTAGATTTTGGTGCAGACAAGACAGCTACAGCGGGAGATTTTACAGTTGTCTTTCCCACAGCCGATGCAAGTAATGCGATAATAAGGATAGCTTAATGGCATTAACCATTGCAGATAGAGTTCGTGAAACCACAACGACTACAGGTACAGGAACGATTACTCTTGGTGGTGCAGTGGGTAATTTTGAAACTTTTACTGCTAATCTTTCTGATGGTGATACTACATATTACGCTATTGTCGATGCTAATAATAGTGACTTCGAGGTTGGTTTAGGAACCTTTACTGCCTCTGGAACCACACTTGCACGAACCACAGTTATAGCAAGTTCAAACGGCAACAGTGCTGTAAACCTATCCTCTGGATCAAAAGACGTATTTATTACCTTACCTGCCAGTAAGATGGTGTTTCAAGACGCAAGTGGTAATGTCACTATTCCTGGTGATCTTACTGTATCTGGTGATGACATCACAATGGGAACAAATACCTCTGGTAATCTTCTGATAGCAGACGGTACAAACTTTAACTCTATAGCTGTTGGATCATTAAGTGAGATATCCACAGTGGCAGGTGATGATGTGTTTCTTGCTGTTGATACCTCTGGTGGTGGATTAAAGAAGATAACAAGAAGCACTATTGTATCTGGGTTAGCAACATCGGGTGCTATATCGAATCTTGTAGAAGACACAACTCCACAGTTGGGAGGCAATCTTGACACAAACAGCCACAGTATATTATTAGATGATGCCCACTTTATTGGCGATGAAAACGGTAATGAGCAGATAATATTTCAGACTACAAGCTCTGCCGTAAACCAGTTTGATGTAACAAACGCATCCACAGGCAATGCTCCAGAGCTATCGGCTACAGGTGACGATACAAATATCAGTCTGAAGATTACACCCAAAGGGTCTGGTCAAGTATTACTTGATGGTAACGTGGGAATAGAATCAGGACTTATTGATCTTAAAAACTCAGGATCACGCTCACAAATAAAGTTTTACTGTGAGTCTGGTAATGCCCATGCACAAGCTTTGCAAGCCGCTCCACACTCAGAGAGTGCTTCTAATACTTTAACTTTACCAAGCACTGGAGGAGATGCTGACTTAGTATCGGTAAGTTCTACAGCAACGCTAACGAATAAGACGCTATCAAGTCCAACAATTAACACGCCTGTAATTACCACTATAAAAAACACAAGTCTTGTTATAGGTAGAGATGACGATAACTTAATAAAGTTTAGCACAGACAATCAAATCATCTTTGAGGTAGACGGAGGTGACAATGTTATATTTAAGGCAAGTGGTGAAATAGAGGCTACAAGCCTAGATATATCAGGTGATGTAGATGTAGATGGCACACTAGAGGCAGACGCTATAACCGTAAACGGTACAGCGTTGGGAACGGTGATAGCAGGAACCACAGTCACACTAGCCTCTACAGTTACGGTTACAGACAGCACAGCAAATACAAACTTCCCAGTTGTGTTTCATAATGAGTCAAATGGATTGTTAGATGACACTGGAGCATTACGCTATAATCCAAGCACAGGCACATTATTAGTACCAAATCTATCTGTGGCAGGTACAACAACCACGGTAGATACTGTTACGATAAACGCACAAAACGCTATTGTGTTCGAGGGTGCAACGGCAGATGACCATGAAACAACACTAACTATAGTAGACCCAACAGCCGACAGAACAATAAACCTACCAAATCAGTCTGGTACAATACCTGTATTGGCAGCCGTTAGTACAACCCAGATTACCTCTACACCAGAAGAACTAAACATCTTAGATGGTGTAACATCCACAGCGTCAGAACTAAATATTCTTGATGGTGTCACGGCAACGACAGCCGAACTAAACTATAGTGATACAGGGGCATCGGTAGGAACAGTAGTAGCGTCAAAGGTTGTGACCGTGGATGCAAACAAAGATGTATCGAGTTTTAGAAATATAACACTGACAGGCGAACTGGATGCAGGTAGTCTTGATGTTAGTGGAGATGCTGATATAGATGGAACATTAGAAGCCGATGCGATAACAGTAAATGGAACAGCGTT